AATACCCGTTCCTGAAATTCATAGATATGGGCACCGATGTCACCAACCCCATCACTCAGGAACCTGAACAACGGGAAGACGAGAACGGCATGGGCGACTTTTTTAGCTATTAAGCCACTTATATAGAGGTCTTTTTGATGTCTAACTCTTTTGATTCATTAGATGATGCAATTCTTAACCCAAACCAGACCATAACTCCGGATGAGACCGCCTTTGATGACGAAGACTTGTCCGATGAGACCGCCCTTGCCATCGTGCTCAGTGATGTCAGCACGGCGGAGGAGTACCTCCAGAGCAAGTCACTGGTTGGTTCCTTGGACAGAGCAGATGACCTCTACCGTGGTTACGTCAAGGCCCGTTATTGGCCGAACGGCAAGCCCCGTGCCAATCTATCCGCCTTCACCGTGCTGGAAGCGGTCGAACGCATCCTCCCGACGCTCCACATGACCCTGTGGGGAGCCCAAGCTGAGCCATTTGAGTTGGAACCGACCGGCAAGACCACCCCTGAGGCCGCAGAAGCCAAGGGAAAAATCCTCTCATGGGCGATTAAGCAAGCCCATCTGCGTGAAGAGATGCGTAAGTCGCTCAAGACTTGCCTCCTGTATGGCTTTGTAGTCGGTAACTGGGGTTGGGAGAGCCAGACTAAGAAGACTAAGAAGTGGGTACGTGACGATTCGGGCAAGATTGTATCTAAGCCCATCTCCAAGGACATCAACCAACCCTTCTACAAGACCCTTGACCTCCGTAAGGTGCTCATTGACCCCACGGCCAACACTCAGGATGTCCGTGAAAGTGCTCGTTACGTCATCTTCCAGACCGTAGCCACGGCGGATGACCTTGATTCTCTCCGTGATGACCCCGGATATAAAAATATTCCCAGTCGTGATGAGATTCGTCTCATTCTCGCTTCGAACAATGGAGCGAACAACACCGTTGACTCCCTCCAAGCGTCCAAAACCAATTCATGGCGTGACCTCCAAGCTGAGCCCGAGTTCCATCAGTCCAGTTTTGACCCATTGAGCCAGCCTCTGGAGATTCTGGAGTATTGGACGGACGACCGCGTTATCACCGTGCTCAATCGCGTCATCGTCATTCGTAATGAGCCGAACGAGTTCAGTCGTAAGACACAAGTATCTTGCGCCTTCATCGACGTGCTTGGCTCCGCTTGGGGCTTTGGTATCGCCAAGTTGCTCTCTGGTGAGCAAAGCTTCATCACGGGCACCCGCAACACGTGGGTTGACTCACTGGCTTTGACCATGAACCCCATGTACCAACAGGCGAAGGGTCTTGGTCTTGGCACAGAACAGATTACGTCTTCACCGGGCAAGGTCATCACGTCCAGTGGTGAACTGAAGCCCCTGACCACCACATCCGTGACCACTGAGGCTCTCAATGCTGTTGAGAATGCAGAGAGCCGTGCTAATCGCGTCGTGGGCTCCGATGGTGGCTCCAACATGCCGACTCAGGCCATGCGTACCGCACAGGGCGTCAACGCCTTTGCCGGTGACGTGGTTCAGCGTCTCCAGTATTTCCTTGAGATTTTCATTGATATGGTCTTCGTCCCGGTGCTTGAGGCATTCCTTGAGATGTGTACCGACCGGCTGGAAGAAGCCCAAATCAACGACATCTTGGCGGAAGCAGACGGCAAGACTTATGACGGTGACCTCCTTGACGTGTACAACGCCACGGCGTCCATCACCGTAATCGCCGGTCAGAAGCTTACGGCCCGTGCAGCCGCTGCCCAGTTGGTTCCGCAGATTATTACGTTGCTCAGCAATGTTGCCGTACAGCAGTCGTTACAGGTGCAGGGCAAGAAGTTCAACTATGCCGAACTGATGGAAGAAAGTCTGTCTTTGGCCGGTTGGAATCTTGACAGCCTCATTCAGGACATGACCCCTGAAGACCAGCAACGGGCCATGATGCAGAACCCTGCTGTCATCAAGTCCCAGTCTGACCAGCAGCTTGAGGCTCAGAAGCAGAGCAACACGCTGGCACAAATCTCTGAAAAGGGATTCACTCAGGCCGGTGTAAGCATCATCAAGCAAGCGGTTAAGTCCGGTCAGGAAAACGCTCAACAGGCTCTGGAGAATATGCAGGGATTAAACACCCCACAGGGTCAATAAGGTTAGCGCGACTGCATCTGTGCTAACCAAACCTTTATACGTATGAATGATTCCGAACTCATGATGAAAAAGCGGGAGATAGTCAGCACGACTAACTCCCGTGGATGGTATTACGTCAAGGAAGTTGCCGAGAAAACCATCCAAAAGATGGAACGTGACGCCATTGACGAAGAGGACGACGCCAAAGGCTCTCTCCTCCGCCGTCAAGCCAAGGCTGCTCGTCAATTCCTCACCACCTTCCTCGACCACATTGAGTCCATGCGTCGTATCGACGCCCCTGAGACCCCCGATGAGGAAACAGGGAAATCATCCGACGATTTCTATGAACCCGCGTTCGATTAAAAAGGAAAACCATGTCTGACATCGCAAAGATACAGGAACAGATTAAAGCCAACGATTTTGACTCCATCGACTTGGACAGCGTGTCCATTGATGACCTCAAGTCTGCTGCCCTACAGGAGCAGCCGGTGGTTGAAGAGCCCAAGAAGAGGGATGACAAGGGCCGCTTTACTAAGTCGGAAGAAGAGACCAGAGAGGCCGATGAAGACGAGCAAGTCATCTACCGTCGTGAAATCGACCTTGGCGACGGCTCAGGCGTTCAGATTTTTGAGGCTCCCACTCCTGAGGAGCTAATCGACAAGCTGGTGACGGCTCAGACCAATGCTACCCGCAAGATTCGCGAACAGGCCGCACAGCTTAAAGAGGTCAAGCAGCAGAAGGAACTTGAGAAGAAAGCTGATGACGAGGATGAGTTCATTCTCTCTCAGGAAATGATGTCTCGCCCCTCTGATGCTGTCCGTAAGGCATTCAAGAAGGCCACCGGAATGGACATTGCCGAGTTCAAGACGGTTGCCGACCGCGTAAAGGCTATGGAGGAGTCTCAAAAGGCTCAGGCGGATTTGGAAGAGCAGAGCAAGTCAGCTAACGACTTTGTGAAGGCCCATCCCGAGTACGTTGCTAACCAGACAAATGGCAACCGCCTATCCCGTGCCCTGAATCTGCTAATTGCAGAGGCAAAAAATAGTAATCAAAAAATAAACTATGGAACCCTTCTTGAGAAGGCGTATCAAGACTTGTCGGAGAGTGGATTACTCGAACTCAAGTCTGAAGACGCAACCGCTGACGAAAAGACACCCACTGGAGCCGATACTTCTCGGATTGAGAAGCCGGAAGAGGTAGTGACGACACAGCGACAGGTACGGAAATCCTCCAGCTTGGCGAATCGTAGCCGCAACGTTACGGCCCAACCTAGCAAGGAAGTTTCCGAAGACGATTTACTCGACGGTATGTCAATTGATGAAGTCAAGAAATGGGCTTCTCAACACATGAGTCGCTAACTAAATTACATGAGGTAATTTTCCATGGCTCTTCCCACAGCAGCATCGGTCGTCTCCAGCGGCCTGAGTGCGTATCCTACAATCGTTTACGACAAGGTTGCAGTTGATACTCTCCGCTCGAACCTCTATCTGTACCCCGCGTGCGAACTTCGCACGATGCCCGAAAAGTCTGGTGTTGCAATCCAGATTTACGGAAACACCGCTTTTGGTGCTAACGTCACCCCGGCAACTGAAGGCACCCCCGGTGCTGGTCAGGCTCTGTCGCAGGTTAAGAGCACTCTCAACCTGTCGCAGTTCGTGGATTACATCAGCTTCTCCGACAAGGTTGTTCTAACCATGTTCTCGGACATCGTGGCTGAAGGTGCTCAGGAATTGGCGTACCGTGGTGCCCTGTCTGTTGACACGGTTATCTCCACGACCGCTGACACGCTTGCAGCCGGTACTCCCGCTGCCAACCTTGACATCACTGGTGCAACCACCAAGACGTTTACCGCTGGCCTTAGCCGTCAGATTGGTGCTGCTCTCCGTAGCGCGAACGTCAAGAGCAAGACCAACGGCAAGTTCTTCGGCGTTATGCCTTCAGTGGTTGCGTTCGATTTGATGAACGACTCCGCTGCGGGTGGCTTCATCGACCTGATGAAGTACACGGAAAAGAATGCCCCGAAGCTTCAGGAAGGCATTGATGCCAACAACTTCATCGGCGAAATCGGTGGCGTGGAATGGTGCGAGTCCAACTCGTTGCCGTTCGATGTCGGCACTCCGAACACCTACCACTCGTATGTGTTTGGCCTGAACGGCATCATCGCTTCCAGCCTTGGCAAGACCCAACTTGGTCAGCGTAACTTCAGCGTGAAGGTCAGCAAGTTTGACCAGCCCATCGCTGTAGACCCGGCCAACGTGATTGCAGCCGCAGCGTCGTACAACTTCTTCTTCGGTTGTCTCGGACGCCCCGGCACGGTTCCTGCTCTTCGCCGTATCAAGTCGCAGTCCTCAATCGCCTAATCAGGCACTAACCAGCTTGGAAGGCACGGGGTTCTCTCCCCGTGCCTTTTGAGCAAAGAGGTAGGTTATATGAGCCACCCTGTATTTCTTCACATCATGTCCACTGGTGACGTATGGTTCTCCATCGACTCCACCTATGTTCCTGCTGGCACCGTCCTTGCTGCCTACCGCATCGTTTCTGATGCTCACACGCAGAAGCTAGGAACCATCACTGCTACGTCCAGTGCAATCACCGCCGCATCTGGTGGTAACAGTCGCACCGGGCCAGACAAGGTTTAACTCAGACCTGAACACAACCCCCCGTCAGGATAACCCTCCTGACGGGGTTTCTATTTAGCGCGACTGCTAAAGCACTATCACTTACTTAATAGTATGAGCGTGCATATCACACTGTTCCTTCCTGACGGACTGCCCCTTGACTTTGAGAAGGCTGAGGTTGAGTCCCAGTTACTTCCCGACCTGACATTTACAGCCGAAGTGGAAGGGAAGAAGAGGCGGATTTGCAGCAGCCTACCTTACATCATTGAGCGGGAGGTAGGAGAAGATGTTTGACGCCATTCCAGCCTACTACGTGGTCAACCGCTCTCTGAACG